TTCGAGATTGGAAAAATGAATTTTTTAGATCAAACAATTACGAAACTATGAGCGAGTACACGGATGAATTAACATCAAAATATGAAGTCGATCCGCAACTTTTACACTTTAATCTTCCTTACCTCGCCATTCACATGGCTGCACAATATTGTGTACAAAAACTTGGTCCATATACACTGAATCTTTTGAGCGCAGATAAAGATGCATTGAAACATGTTATGGATTCTCCTTTCAATTGGTTTATGGGATTGCCTGTTGTAGAAAATTTGTGCAAAAACATAGACAATTACAAAACAACTACAAATATGATAAAGATAACTAGCGGACACAGATCACATCTCGAACCCAGAAAATCGTGTGTAGACCAACTTTCTAAATGAAAAAATCAAATTGTCGGAATAAATTCCCACTTGAGTTCCTCAGTAATCTTCTTCCAGATCTGATCCTGTTTGTACAGCTTCTCTTTGGACTTCAAGAGAGGAAAACACACGAGAAAATCATCCTCCGAGAGCAACTCGCAAAACTTGTACAGGATGTACGAGTAGCTCAAGAAGTTCTTACGACCCTCCGGACAATACTTTTTGAACGGCTCCTGTATGTGTCTAAACATGAGCCTGAGCTTGTCCTCGAGAGCCTGTGACATCTGCGGGGGCGTGATCCCGTTGAGGACGCACGTGATGTATGGCGTGTGCTCGTAGTACTTGTTCAGCTTGAGCTTCTTCAACATGTCTCGGACCCTCGTCTGTGTGATGTCCTTTTTTGTCGTAATCTTTTGCTTTTTGAACTCCTCTCTGAGACTCACGAGCACGTCAGGAGGAATGGTCGTCACCTCCTTCGCCTGAAACTGGGCGAGCCATTCGTTAAAGTGGTTCTCGCGCTTGTAGCTGTACACGATAGTCTGGTCTGTTTCCTGTTCCTCTTTATATGATCTCTCTCCGTAGAACGTATACTGTGCCATTCCGCAGTCGAGGCACACCGTGTCGCTCGATGACTCATCGTAGTACAGATTCGAGCTCTCGCACACGGAACACGGTATGAACAGGTAATCCAGTACATGATTTCCGATGGCTTCGCCTTCGACCTCCTCGAGAAATTTTCGAAACAGATCCTGTCTATTTTTTGATTCGTCATACTGCACGAGAAAAGGCGCAGAGCGTGCCATGTAGTCGTACATCTTAGCGGGTGTGCCCTCGAGTTCTTTCAGACGTTTATTATATCTCGCTATCATTTAAAGAAAAATGGGTCTTTCTTTTAAGAGGGGTGCGATGGACATCTTCTTGAGTACGCTCGTGTTCTTTAAAGGTAAAAACTTCTCGGTGATCCGTGAGTTTGAGATGTGTGGCGTCCACGTAAAAGAGTACAGATACAACATGTCTAGGTACCTCACTGACGTGTGGCCCCCGGACCTCTCCCGTGGCTCAGGGTTTCCGATACGATCAGCCATAAGAGAGGATGACGGGTCAGACGTCACTGAGATGGTTCTTCGTTTTTCGGGTCCGAGGAAAAATTACGTGAACCCGGTGAGCGTCGCACGGAGAAAAAAGAGAACATTACGCATGGACGCGCGCACGTTCGGTCGAATTCGACTCGTGCTCGAGGAACAATGGGAACCGTACAGCGGGAACGTGGTGATCACAGACGCACTCGGGTTTAAAAAAGTGATCAGAATAGAAACAAACAATGGAGAGGCGCGCGTTTCTTCTTGACTCTTCTGGATCGATGGACACAGTACTCGAAGATACGATCGGTGGGTTTAATTCGTTTGTCCGATCACAGATTCCACTCGGCGGAACACTGTCCCTGTACACGTTTAGTAACACATGCACGTGCGTATACAAGGATGTCCCAATAAATGATGTAAAGCCTTTGACACGTGAAACGTATGTGCCAGGCGGAACCACTTCTCTCTACGATGCGATGGGTAAAGTGCTCAAGGAGCATGATTCAGGGACTATTGTCATTCTCACGGATGGCCAGGAGAACACGAGCAAAGAGTACACAAAGTCTCACATCAAAGACCTGATTCGACTTTCAGTACCTCAATCAAAAGTCATCTATGTCGGCGTTGATCTAGAGGATGCATCGGACCTTGGCATAGACAACACGATCGAGTACACACCTGAGCGCACACCTGAGTTGTTCAGACACGTGTCCGAATCGGTTGCTTCAACCGTCGAGACGCAGATGCTACCGCGTCTCGCAAGGACGGTTGGCTCCATAGGAGCCATCGGCTCCAATAGCCCGCCGAGTACTTACCAGATGGACCCCATGTCTCTCCCATCCCAGAATGTCGATGAAGATATCTCTTCATACGCTCACGATCCTTATGTATAGTGTAGTCGCTGTAACCCTTTTGACCAAAATCGACGTGACGCCCATTCTCCAAAAATGTAACCCTGTACTTTTTTGTAGGTTTAGGACTCTTTTCTAGCAAGATTGTCATCACTTTTTAATTGCGACATAGATTAAAATTACTAAAACGAGTACGTTCACGATGGTCCAAAATCCAAGAAGTATTCTAATTTCATTCGCCTCGAGAAGCAAGTTTAAGATTTGTTTGCTTAAAGGAGGAATGTCTTCCAACGGGGAGTCCAATTCATCTGACTTGCCCATTAAAGCACCTCGAGAAGAAAATTTTCCAAAATCTGGCGTGGTGAACGTGTATGGTAAACCGGGTTGTGGGAAGACGACATTCTTTGCCAGGCACGTCAAGCACATCCAGTTCGATCACGAAATACTCAAATCGAAAGATCGCACGTGTGATTTTCTAGATATAATGCGTTACTCGCTCCTTCCACTCGTCTTGGACGATTACGAGCTCGTGGAAGGTTCTATAGGTATAAAAGAGTTGAAGCCTCTGAGAGTTGCTCTGTACATTGTTTCGACAAACAAAATTTCATCACTGGACGTGATTACCAAATACTACGAGTTTCCTGGTGTTCCTGTAGATGAATTTGCAAACAGCGTGGGTGTCACAGTAGAAAACGCGACTGAACTTTTAGAAAAATCAGGCGGAAACATGCACACGGTGAAACTCGACCTCGAGAACTTCAAGAGCGAACGTGACGTATTCAAAAGCTCTAGAGAGTACGTCCAGGAGATCGTGTCTAGGTCAAAGCCAGTCACGTCATTCCTGGACAAGCACCTCTCGGAGCACGGGAACACGTTCGGTATAATCCACGAGAACTACCCTGATTTTTGTTCACAGTCTTTGCACCTCGTTTCACAGAGTCTTTCAGACGCGGACATTATAGACGGCGCAATATACCAGGACATGTCCTGGGAACTCATGCCTTTTTTTAACGTCTCAGCGTGCCTTATTCCGGCGTTTCATTTCTCTTCATCATCATCACCAAATCTTCGTCCCGCGAGCATATGGACCAAGACGTCAAACATGCTCATGAAACGGAATCGTCTCAAGAAGCTTCAAGGGGTCAACAGGGATTCCGTGTCCCTGCTCGTGCAGAAGCTGAATGCCGGCGAAGATGCACCTCCTCGATTTTCCTCGTACGATCTGGACAGTCTCAACCAGCTGTCATTTACCAAAATAAAGCCTAGGGTCCTTACATCACTAAAGAAGAAATGTCCACGGAAGGAATGAAGGTAATCGGAAACAAGATATTTTTTCACACGGCTGTAGATGACGAGTCGGTGTTCAACCTCGTGACGAAGATCCACGAGATGGAGCACGTATCGTCCAAGGTGACCATATTCATACGGAGCGACGGCGGTGACGTCTACGCCGGTCTCAGTGCAATGGACCACTTGAAAGCATCTCCAATTGAAATTACCACAGTCGCGGACGGGATGTGCGCATCGTCCGCGACACTGATACTATTCGGAGGAGATCACAGGCTCATGCTCCCGAATGCCAGGATCCTCATCCATCAATTGTCGTCTGATTTTTCTGGAAAGTTTGAGGAGCTCAAGAATGAGAAGCGAAACATGAAGTCGATCATGAACCAGATACGTCAAGTGTACGAGGAGGGCGCAGAGATACCCGAGGAAAAGCTAGACAAGTATATGGAGAAGGACGTGTATCTACGATCTAGTACATGCCTCCAGTACGGGATTGTCGAGGGGATCTACGGTCAGTGACGCCCATTCCCCCTGGACTCTGGACCAGTCGAAGCACGGCGACATGAGACTGTTTTCCACATGAGTAGACAGACCAGGAACAGCCGAGACGAGAGTTCGACCGTTAGACCACAGTGCATGAAACTTCTCGTGGTCTCTCGATGTTTTTTCGTCCGTAGGAGAAAATTTCATGTGGGTCTCCATATCTTCCATGAGAGTCTTGTATTTTGCCGCGAACGTGTTTGTTGTAGACGGTGTGGTTCTCCAGTGACTCTTTTCTGTGTGAAACAGGAATGTCTTGAACCCAAAAGCAAACTTTTCAAAGTAATTCGGAAAATACTTGTCTGCGTGATCGTACAGGGTCGCATACTCGACATTCGTATTTTTAAGGACATCCTCGAGCGCGTCGAGTCCGCCGGGTCTGTGTAGGTAGTCATCCTCTACTATGTACACAATCTCATCGGGGTCCAAAGGCGCGCCTTTGTCCTTCAGATACTCGAAAAGACTCTTGAAACTCTTCGTCTCGGATCCGCCTTCTTTGGCAAAGACGGTCTTCGTGTCGCCGATGTATTCATGTACGGTTTCAGGGTCACCATCAAAAAATACAATCAGCTCGTCCTGTTCTCTAGGTTTTATCGATTTAAAACACGACTCGTACGAAAACCAATCGGGCCTGAATTTGCCGGCTTTATTTGACGTCGTTCTGAAGAATATCTTCATGGGTTTCCTAGTCTTCAATAAACTCCTCTTCTTTAAGAATTATAGAGTATTTTACAGTTTTTGATTGTTTCAACTTTAGTATGAATTCCTCGTCTTCTTCGTCTTCTTCTTCGTCGTCAAACTCGTGGTACTCACTCTGGGTGTACCCTTCCATCGTTCTTCTGTTTGTCTACAGCATTTTTTATCGCTTGTTCCGCGGGCGACTGGGGTTCCCAAGAATCCCAAGAGTCAAACGCTTCGTTCATCTTCAGGCATGTTTCGTCATCGACACCGGTGTATCGCGTGAACGGTTCGTCTTCGTCATCTACGACTTCCACTGACCCGTCACTGTCCAGTGACCCGTCACTGTCCAGTGACCCGTCACTGTCCTCCTCGTCACTGTCCAGTGACCCGTCACTGTCCTCTGGGAAGTGACTCCCAATATGTTTTCCGACTGTTGTCATCGCCGCGTACTTCATTCCGTATTCCATGTCACCCGCAGTGACAGTGGATCGCCCACACGCCTTGCAATAGTGACTCGCGTAGATCATCGCCGCCTCGAGCACAGGGAGAATGATATCGATGGCAGCTTCTTCCATTTTCTTATTTACTATGAGTTTCCTATTTTTAAGAATCCGTTCGAGTCGTACTTGACACAGTATGAGACGAGCTGTGACGGCGACTCTGGTTGGAAAGAATCATGTTCACCTCCATTCGAATCATAGAACTTTATATTTCTACCGTAATATTGTCCAGTGACATTTATAGTGTTGTTGCTCAAATCAACCGATAAATTTGTGTATGGTGGTACACTACCACCAGAATCCATACGTACGACCCATTGACAAATACCGGCGCTGTTGAATTTTGTGACATACCCACCGTAATAAGCATCTCCAAATCCAGCCCCAAACCCTTTACCAGGTAAAACTCTTGGGAACCCGATTCCATCCGAGCCGTATACTACTGATTCGAACGTATCGTTTTCATAATCTCCAGCCAAGTACACGTTTCCACCAGAGTCACACCCTACAGCATATCCGAATGATTGACCGACTCCTTGATTAAGATGGATCACGTATGCACTCCACTGGTACACACCGGCACTGCTGTATTTTGCTATGAACCCTTGCCACGAACTAGACCGAGCTGGATTGAGAGACGAACCAGAGTTTACGATCGAAGTTCCGTTCCAATTATAAAAGTTTAGTGGAGTTCCTCCACTAGGCATTCGTCCACTTACGAATATGCTGTCATCGACAGGACTCGTACACACGCCCGCTATGACCGGACAATTCTGTATGTAAAATCCTAGGACTCCCATTCCGTCCTTGTCCATTTTTATGACTGATCCTGAGTAAAACGTAGGTGAAAATGTAGTTCCGTCACTCTGTATAAATTGACCCGATGTGCCTGATTGATAAAAATTGATTGTACAGATTACATTTTCGCTTGAATCTGTGTATATATCAGCAGGCGCGGGTGCAAAATTTGTAAATCCGCCCCCGTTTACTGATGCCATCCATTGCGCTTCGCCTAGATTGTTGTACTTGACCACGAATGTTTTATTTGTGGTGCTCAGACCGCTTTCAACTGGTAAACGATCCCCGGTAGTCTTTGCATTGTACGCTTTTACAGTGGTACCTCCAGATTGACTTGAAGCTCCAGTAATGTACGTGTTTGAAAACTTTCTTGTTATGCTGTAATTGGATTCGTTTGTATAAACTCCATCTATGTACGTCTGCCAATACGCAAATCCATCAGTGTCGTATTTTACTATGTACACCCCCTGGTCTCCCAACTGAGGCAGGTACCCATCAAATTTAGTTCCGTCAGAGTTGTACACGTTTGAGCGGTACTTTCCAAATGTTCCAGATGCGTAGACGTTTCCAGACGATGTTATACTTACACTCTGTGGAGTAAGACGCAAAACGACATTGTTTATGTATGTGGCCCATTTTACAATTCCATTCGAACCAACCTTTGTCACGAGCGCGGCGCTTCTTTCTACATCTGGTAAAACTTTTGATGAAGGGTATACATTCGATGATTGTGGTCCGTAAACACTCGTGGTGACAGTGTCTCCAAATACATTGCTATCAGATGATTTTGCAGATGGGCTTGTGTATCCGCCGACCACGAATACACCCCATAGATTTTGTGTTCCGTTTGGATACGGGTACGAAATCGTGTCTGAAAAGTACGTCGCGTCATACAGGGGAGTCGTGTACGGGATCTTTATAGTCCCTGTAAAATCCGTAACGTTCAGTGTCGGTGTTGAATATTTCTTTATGAGAATTCCATTCGAATCGTATGCGCTTATTCCCGTAAGGCCAGGTGGTACATTTTTTAAAAAGTCAGTTGTCGTGAGAAGGGCTCTAGACCCCGTTTTATTCGTGTATGAAACGAATGTCGTGTCTTGTGAGAAGAATACATTCATTGAAAATGATGATGTGCTTGTGAAATATTTAGACACGTTCAAATCTCCACTCTTATTGAGTTTATCCAGTATAAATCTTTGTGTTGTTTCATCGGTGTATGAGAAATACACATTATCAAAAAAATCAACTCTACACGCGCCGAGTGTTACAGAAGACGCAGACACGTTGTAAGCCCATACTCTGTTTCCATTCGCGTCAAACTGAACCACCGATACTCCTGGCGCGGAATATTGGTACGTTGCGGCCGTTGCGAACAGAGTCGAACTCGATGTCACCGGAAACATGAGAACGACCCCCCTCGAACTCACGGCGAGTTTTGTGGGTCCCGAACTCTCGTCGATGATCACTGAATACAGGTACTTCGAACCCGCAGTGTACTTTGCATAGAATGATTTTATACCCGTTCCTTTGTTGACCGTGGTCGAACCATCAAAAACAATCGGACTCGAATTGTACGTCGTTCCTGAGACGTACACGTTTGAATTTTGATCCACGTAACAACAGTGTACACGCGCGTAATTTATCGTGTTTGTGTTGACGAGCACATTGTTCGTGTACGTGTAGAATACATTTGTGCTCGGTATGATCTCCGTTCCAAAATATGAGGATGGAACTCCGTAGTATCTGTCTCCAGACACCGTGTACCCACCACCACTCTTTGTCACGACTGTGGAATTGCTGACCAAGAAGTTTCTGTATTGATCAACGACCACCGAGCTTATTCCATTTACGGGAGTAGAAACGCCGTTGAGCGTATTTCCGCTGTACACGTTGAATCTCTGAGCTCCGTCTATGACGGTCGACGGATTCCCGGTGAAGAATACATCACCGAATCCAGTTTCATTGTCATTTATGTAGTTGTTCATGACAGTAGGGCTTTTAAATCTGAAATAGCACGTCGTGTCTGCGAATCCGTCAGAACTGAACACGACGTTCGCATAGTAATCTCCGTCAAGAGAGTCTACGTTTGTGAACGTGATGCTGTTCTGTGTGATTGTGTAGTCCGGTGCGTTTGTTGATTTCACAGTCACATTCTGTACATCCACGGAACTCGAGTACGCCACTTCAGCCTTGTTCACGTAAAATGTGTAGGATGCGTCTATGTCTATAGTGTTGTACGATGACACGGTGGTTACAGATGAAGAGAGTACGAGTTCTTCAGATGTGAAAACGCTCTTTGTTTTTCTGTTCTTGTAAAAAAAGTCGTGTGATTGAGCCCATATTGTCGTCGTGTACGACGCGTCATTATCGTAAAAATCAAATATGAACCTCTGATGGTCCGTAAGATTTGTCTGTCCGTGTGAATTTTCATCGAGTCTGAAAGAGTAAACGTACACTGGGAATTTTTGAGACACCCTCCCGTACACTTTCATGGGTTCTATGTATCGTAGGATGTATCCGCTCAAATTGAAACGCTCTTTGTCGCCGATGAGTAGCTTTACATTCTTCAATGCGTCCACGTACTCATTTGTGGATGTATCTTTTACAGTAAAAAAGATCTCATAGACGCTTCCGGGTATGTATGTATCGACTACAAGCCTGCTCGGAGACTCTGAGAAGACTGGAAGCGAGCTCACCTTTCTATTCTTTTGAAAGTACGGTTCTTTGGGAACAGACTCTGTGACTACGTAGTCTACGAGAAGGTACCCGAAGAGTTCGTCCGCGGAGCCGTTTTGATTGAAAAGAAGTCTCATGTACGTATCATCGCTCAGTTCGAACAGTTTATTTTTTACACACTCAAAAGAAAGATCCAGGTACACGGTTCCCGGTGAAACGGAACAAAGGAGATTCGAAAGAAGTGCCCGCTTTTCGATGGGAGTGACGAGCTGATTCTCCACGTGCATAAACTCCCCGTAGAGTTTTTCAGTCGAGTTACCGTCTATTATGAGCTCGGCCTCTTTTATAATTTCTTCTTCGAATGTATTCACAAAATCAACATCGAGAACGAGTCGTATTTTCGATACGGCGTCTCCTGATCTTGGAAGCTTGACAAACGTTTCGCTATTAAAGAATGTTCTATTCTGAAACGGAACCTTTATGGTCTGTGTACAGAACCGTTCCATTCTTACATTTAAAAAATATTTAAAGTGGTGGTCTATTGTCGTAATATTCCACGCTTTCAGTTGACAGTGTCGAATTATTCATAAACCCAAGTTCAAAAAAGTATCCATTCATGGATCTTTGTGGAGTCTGATAAAAACCGGGTCCCGGTATTCCTACTAAGCTTAGAGGAGATCCCGAATAGACAGACTCTTTCCACGATGTTACGTTGTACCATGTATCAGTTGAGTTTAGAGTCGTTGCGTACGCTCCGTTTACTGTGAAATATGTATCTCCACCATTTGGAAGGGATGCCCAGTCACCAGCTTCATAATTTCCGTAGAGATTTCCCCCACTGATTCTAAACGTCCATGAAGAACTCCCGAACAGAGTAATTGGTTCAATATAATTTCCTAATGCATTGAGTTTCACAGTCATCAGAAATTGTTGAGGGTTTACAGGCTTTGATACGTCAAACCAAAATGACGGTTTGACGTAGTCTATGTTCGTCGTGTCATTGAGTATGGCGACGACATACTTACCGCTCGAAGAATCGAGCACGACACTCGGCTGAGCATTTTTTATAACCTGTGTGAGATTGTTCCCTTGTATAAATTGGTCGTACCATGTGACGACACGTGCGGGTAAGAAATCTGAGACTGATGTTCCGTTTGATGTTCTGAGGAATGATTGGGTCGTGTCCGAATAAAAATCATCTTCAAAGTCTGTATCATGATTTCGTAACCTGATTACGGGTCCTGTGTACGTGTAACTCACGAGTCTCATCGAATAAAAAGACAGAGTCTGTCCTGTAGTCAGAGGGATCGAGTAAAAGAGAGCCGGTTGGGTTTGCACAGTCGTATTTATCAGAGATCCTGTTACTGTCGGATATGAGCTCGTATCCTTTGTAGCATACATGAGTCCTGAGAGATTGTTAGTGATTTTAAGAATGTTGATAGATTCCGCGTAAATTTTGTATGTACTCGAAGAAGAAAGGAATGTTTGATCACGTATCCTGCTCATGTTTATTGGGTTATTCAGAACAGCAAATGTGTTTGACGATGGATTCACGGGAACGTTCATAAAATTCTCAAAGGCGACAATCTTTGTGTTCACGTCATCGACGAACGGTTCTCCATTCAGACTCAACGAAAATGCATTCGCTGAAAATACAATCTTTTTAACGGGACCTTTCATATCAAGTTTGGATACTTCGTTGAAATACGAGACTGTAGGCACGTGTATGGTGTACTCCGAAGGTAAATTGACGCTCGAAGAAAATGTTCCGTACGTCAATACGAGCGACATGAAAAAATCGATATTTCCGCTCAAAGGATTCGTCTTTATACGAATTTGTACGTCGTGACGCTGTATAGCGTACACTGGAATGCTTATGAATGGAATATCAAAGTAGTACACGCGGTTATCGTATACAACGTTGTCATTTCCTTCGAGGAGCTTGAGTATAGGTCTGTTTTTGTACGTCGAATTTGTTTCCTTGTAAATCTTTATTGTCGATGAGTCAAACTCTTGTACGAGCTGTTTTCCAATGTACAAAGACACTGAATTTATGAGTTTATACATGGTGTCGTCGAGATACGAACCTGACGAATCATACATCTGATCGCCTTGAACCCAGCCAGATTCTTGAAAAGTAAGCTGAGAAACGGACGCATTGTTAAAACTAACGTACCCTCCAAGAAGTTGTACGGGATTATTTGCAAATCCAAAGAAGTTTGCGAGTGATATGTCACTAAAAATTATATAACACGAATTTTGTGAGAATAAGAATTTGTCTTGATTTGTAATGGTCACAACACCAGTGTTAACAAATTCGCCTGAAATTTGAACAGGTGTGTTCCTATAACTGATAAGAGTCCCATCACCGAGCTGACCTAAATTGTTGAATCCGACTGTATAAAGATCACTTGTCTTTACGAATGCCGTGTGATACCCTCCACATGAAACAGTCGAGACGTCCGACGAGACAATGAGTATAGGTATATTCTTATCAACGTTTGATCCGTTTCCGAGTTGACCAGAATCATTGTACCCAACCGTATAAAGTCCTCCATTTGTCTTCACATATGCGGTGTGTCCTCCTCCGCACGACACCGATGCGACCCCTGTATCTATCAAAACAGGCGTGTTTGTTGTATCATTCGACCCATCACCGAGCTGACCATTTGAGTTTAATCCTGTTGTGTACAGTTCACCGTTTGTCTTCGCGTATGCCGTGTGAAACAATCCACATGATACGGACGAGACCCCTGTATCTATCAAAACAGGTGTACTTTTGTCGACGTATGTATCGTCGCCGAGCTGACCATATAAGTTATATCCTGTTGTGTACAGTTCACCGTTTGTCTTCACGTATGCCGTGTGAAACCCTCCGCATGACACGGACGCGACCCCTGTATCTATCAAAACAGGTGTGTTGCGGTCTGCACTCGTTGTTCCTTCGCCTGTATTCCCGTCACCGAGCTGACCTGAATCGTTGAATCCGACAGTATAAAGATCACCGTTTGTCTTCACGTATGCCGTGTGACCAGGAGCATCTATACCTTCTGTATCAGAAAACCCTCCCCCGCACGACACTGATGCGACTCCTGTTTCTATCAAAACAGGCGTGTTTGTTGAATCATTTGTACCATCACCGAGCTGACCAGTTTCATTTGATCCAAATGTATAAAGTCCTCCATTTGTCTTCACGTATGCCGTGTGATACCCTCCGCACGACACCGATGCGACTCCTGTTTCTATCAAAACAGGCGTGTTTGTTGAATCATTTGTACCATCACCGAGCTGACCATATACATTGAGACCGACAGTATGAAGATCACCCGTCGTTGTTACGTACGCCGTGTGAAACCCTCCACACGACACGGATGCGACCGAGTAAAACGGTACAAACTTTTCATTCTGTAAAGTAAACCAGTTCAGATCACTTGTTGTCGCTATCGTTCCATTGAGTGTTCCGCTGTACAACTGTTCATTACTTAGAGAGTCGAACACGGAAAAAGATTTTCCAGTGAGTTTTGCAAAATCTCTGTAGACCCAGTAGCCAGACTGTGAAACTATGTTCGGAAGAATCACTTTGAGCGAAATATCCATCAGAAAATCTCCATTTTGTTTGAGGGTCGATATGAGCGTGTCACCCACGTTGTAATTTGTTTGGTCGAATGTTTGTTCGATGACTTTTGTGGTGTATTGTTCGTCTCTCACATACACGGTTTTAAAGGGTGTAAAATCAGGATCATCCGTCAAGAACATGGCATCCATGCCGGTGTATGCGAGGTACACGGCCATCCTAAAAGTGTGTCAGGTTTTTATTTTTAAATTAAAGGACCAAAGTAGAATGAACATTCAGCTGAGAAAGTTCGACCCGTCTCGCATCGCGGATGACAAGGTCTGCGTCGTCATAGGCAAGCGTGGTACCGGAAAATCGACGCTCGTCACGGATCTTCTGTACCACAAGAAGGAGATACCAGCAGGAGTCATCATGTCCGCTACAGAGGAGGGAAACCACTACTACAAACAGTTTGTCCCGGACCTTTTCATTTACGGAGACTACAACAAAGAGACGATAGAGAAGGTCATCGAGAGACAGAAGAGGCTCATCTCTGTGAACAAGCTCGCTCCGGCTTTCATTCTTTTGGATGATTGCATGTACAACAAGTCGTTCATGAAAGACACGTGCATCCGTCAATGCTTCATGAACGGTCGACATTGGAAGATTTTCTTTATGTTGACCATGCAGTACTGCATGGACCTCAGTCCGGACCTCCGTGCAAATGTTGACTACGTGTTTGTCTTGCGCGAAAACGTGATCCAGAACCGCGAGAGACTATGGAAGGCGTTTTTCGGAGTTTTTCCCACGTTCGAGCTGTTCAACCAGGTGATGAACGCGTGCACGGAGAATTACGAGTGCCTCGTCCTCGACAACACGAGCAAGTCGAACCGCCTCGAGGACTGCGTGTTTTACTACAAAGCGCCCATACGTAAGGGGTTCAGGGTCGGGTCCGACGCGATATGGAACTACCATCGAAAGCACTACAATCCAGGGACGTTTAGAAATCCGAATATAAACAAGAAAACACATGTAGTAAATATAGTAAAGAGATAATGTACACCCAACATACTCTGAGAACCCAATACTCGCTTTATAAAATGTATGTAAATGGAAGAAGGAAAGTGACGACGGCTCATATACGATTGCCAGGATTTCCGGAAGATATCAGTGAAAATATCATAAAATATATCATTCAAAACAAACTAGGTGATAGGACATCGACTTGGGGGTGCAAGACGGGTGACTTGTACTCCAAAGTGGAAGGGAAACAAGAGTGTAAATGTTTCTCGAGCGAGGGACCTTCGTCTTTCACACCCACGTCAGATTGGGATGTCATCTATTTTCTCGACGCGAGAAAATGGCTAGACGATGATATGTTTACACTCTACAGAATACCTTTAAAACGAACATCTGAAGAATGGAAAAGTATCAAGGTGAGCAAGACACAAACGTTCGAAGACCAGGTGAAACAAGGAAGGCGTCCGCGCATTAATTGGAACCAGCTGTATCCTCAGATATACATGCACTGCGAGAAGGTGTACGAGGGCTATTTTAATGATATATTCCGTGAAGAAGACGAGTGAGCCTGTGTGCGATGAGCTGTATGACAGGAAGGGACACTGCATTCCCTGCAAGCTTGTACAGTTGAGAGTCGCTGGTTCCAGGGGGCAACTTGTAGGATGATGGAAACCCCTGAAGATTGAAACACTCACGTGGCGTGAGTTTCCGAATGCCACCACTGTCATCAAGTATGAGAGGAACGTTGTGACCTCCTCCGCCCATATTTGCTGTCAATGTAGGACATTCGTTACTCTTGTTCTCTCTCACATAAACACGCCTGTATTGATACACTGTGTCCTTTTTCACAACGCTATTCTTGACCAGGTTCCACGTGCTCGACTTGTCCGTGTAATAATATTTTGAACCGACGCTCGGTTCGAGAAATTCTCTCACGCTCCTCTTTTCAATCTTTGGAAAATCCAGACTAAATTCGTCAAACACCTTTTTGGATTTTATACACACGATGTATATCCTCTCCCTGTGTTGTGGAATTCCAGTAATCTCTGACGTGTTTAGAACTTTGTGACGAATGTAATACCCCCTCTGTTCGAGGTTTGTTTTTATCGTATCGAACGTCCTGTTTTCGTCGTGTGTCGTGAGGTTCTTTACATTTTCCAACACGACACACTTGGGTTGTCTGTGGTCGATAATCTCGAGAATTTTCCAAAAAACATTCGCACGCTCGTCCTCGAATCCGGCCCTTAGACCGGCGATGCTGAATGGCTGACACGGAAAACCCCCGGTCAGAATGTCGTGTGGTGGAATATCCTCGACGCGAATGTCATTCAGATTTCCGAGCGTGAGCGCGTGGTTAAAATTTGCATCGTATATTTTTTTAGAGTGCTCGACCATATCGTTCGCAAAAACGACGCGTGCACCACCGCTCTGAAAAGCGAGCGTGAATGCACCCGTCCCGGCAAACAAATCAACCACGGTGAGCGGAGCCGGAGCCTGCTCCAGAAGTTTCAAGATTTCACATTTCTTTTTACCACTGTACCCGCCGATTTTTCTATTTTTACACAAGGCGATCAGTTCTTTTCGGTTCATACTAAAGAATATACGATCTATTTTTTTAACACATGCCTCCGTTGCCCAAGTACGTCTCGTACTCGTATGTTCAGCAATCGATCAAGGAAGCGACCAGGACGTGCATGTACTATGGGACTGGGTCTCCGCAGTGCAAAAAGGCTTGGCACGACGTCGAGTGCACAGAGGCGTACTTTTTGGATAAATTTAAAAAGAAACCTCAAGTAACAAGACAAGATGCAGATCTTTGTAAAGACTCTTACGGGGAAGACGATCACGATGGAGGTCGAGTCGAGTGATACGATTGCGAACGTAAAGGCGAAGATCCAAGACAAGGAAGGCATCCCTCCGGACCAACAGCGTCTCATCTTTGCCGGAAAACAGCTCGAAGATGAGCGCACGCTTGCAGACTATAATGTGCAGAAAGAATCGACTTTACATTTGGTGCTCCGTTTGCGAGGCGGACGTGTTTAAATGTTGAATGTCGGAGTTTACTTCACCACGCTGCAAAGGAAAGCTCAAGGGGTTCATTTTTAAGTATAAGGAATAAGCTCCAATTCATAAAAAATGCCACCAAAGGAGGAGGCTAAAAAGACGACGACAGAAGCCGAAGCCCATGTGTTCGTTTTTGAACGCGATCGAATGATCAAAAAGTTTAACGTTGACAACTTTGTGACGCGTTCAAAGATCATTGAAAACGCCGTCAAAGTCCCTGTGAAACCGCCCAGGGATCCCGCTGAAAAACTCAAGGAACGTCTCGCGACGTATCACAATATCAAAAAAATGCGCACGGACTACAAAAATTACGTTCGACACTACGGCGAGCCTTCATTCAGCGTCCCCGAAGAGATAAAGATCTAGAACTAAAAAATACCAATGCCCGAGTCTGAGAAGAAGATCGCGACGACGACAATCACAAAGACGCCAAACGGGTTTACGATCGACGTGGAGATCCCCAAGTCAGCTGGGTACCTCCCTCCACCATGGTTTCATTATCTCACACCGGCTTTATTGTTCCTTCTGTTGCTCAAGCCCCGGCACACTTAAACCAGAAACCCATTTTATAAGATGAACAGATTCGACCATGACTTTATGTCTCCCGTCATCTCTGCATTCGTCTGAAAGTATTATAGACCTTTGAAAATATGATGAGAATTCACACCCTTCGTGTTCGTGTATTTTACCTTCGTGTTCCAGAGCTTCTTGTTTCGTCATGCTCGTGACATTTTGGAATTTTTTCACAATACCGTCTCGTCTACACAAACATAAATTGTGAAACCTTCCATTCAAAAGGTAATACAAATTTATATTTGTGTTGTGAATTGTTTTGTATATAAACTCTAAGTTTGTGAGTGTACTCGGTGTAAACTCGCATGTATCGTGAATCATAAAAAACCAGTCATCACGTGATACGGTACCACACTCGACGAGCATATTCACACCAACAAAACCACCATATTCGTATATATTTCTCTTTAATTTTACAGTGTGTCCAATGATCGAATCTTCATCCTCTTTTTGAGAAACTGTAATAATGTGTCCGTGTGCGACTTGTGGTATTGTTTTCAAAAGTCTCTGAAGATACTCAGATCCTTTAAATGTGGTTATAACTATCCACATTAGGTTTAATTATTAGCACATCTTTATTTGTGTCCGTTGGAAAATACCTCCAGCGAGGCTGATGAACAAGAGCGCCGCCATGGATCTCGAGTCCAGTCCCGCAAATTTCACGGCGAGAGCCGCAGCGAGCACGAGCACGGCCATGATGATCTGAAACTTCTTGGACCACCACTGTTTTGCTTCTGGAGTATCGGACGTGTACAGCTGAAATACGGATGCCACAGAGAGCACAGCCACGAGGGGTGCCATCCAGGGCTCGTCTCGGTACACGTACACACCAGAATAAAGAAGCGCTCTCACGATGACACACACGACGTAGAGCATGCTTCTTTCTTCTGGAGTTCTATTTCCTATAATTTTGTTAAAGCCAGGATCGCTGTTCGGACACGCGTCCAGAGACGTGCCTCTGTCCAGAGACGTGCCTCTGTCCCTTTTCATGGGACAGACACCACCTGGACACGAGTCACCGGGAACAAAGTTGCAGCTTCCGCCCATTTACCATAAACCACTTTTTTTGTTATCATTCTTAATTTTCATACGCAAATTGTGTGCCCATGCGCGCATCGCCTCCCTGGACCATACAGGCGGAGGACGGAAACGTATGTACTCGGTGTAATGATCTCTACACATTTGACACGGGAGTACACCTTGAAGAGACTCGAAGAACATTCGATAATACTCCGTTTCAGGTGGGTACTCGGGCATGTCATCTATGATTGTGAATATGAGATACCATGTAGGAGGCCCCCATTCATCAGGGGGTGCCATCTTTTTCCTTTACTAACATCAAAGGAAAAAGATGGAACCAATCATGAGCTGTCCGCAGGGTCTTACCCTTTCTGGGAAAATGTGTACCATTGCCCCGATCCTATCGTGTCCATCAGGGTACACTCTCGTCAACGGCATGTGCCAAGAGGATAGTGGAGTCCAGGGGTTCGGTGACTCCTCTATGAACATTCCACCGTCTGACAATGCACGACTTGCACTTGGTGAAGTAGCGCCGCCACCACAGGCACAGGCACAGCCAGAAACACCTGTGACTACCGCTAGCCAACAACCCTCTATACTAAATGAAGTCGGAGAAAAGCTGGTCCAAGGACTCTACGGAGATCAGCCTAGCTCTGTTTTTGGTCAGCAGACAATGGAACAAATTAAATCTGTTCTACCTCTTCCTGTGAGATCTCCTAACGCTCCTCAGATTCAGCCACTCGCATCACCAATGCCCATGAGACCTCTTTCACCTCAAAGAAGACAGCAGCCGAGAATGATGGCTGGAACTCCCATTCCACCCCCACCTATGAGATCGCCAACACCAACACGTGTAGCGCCCATTGCAGGAAGTGGCGTACAGCCTTGTCCAGCGGGTTACTCTCTTAACAGAGCCGATGGAATGTGTTATCCTTTATAAAAAATTAAGTTCAGAAAAGACAAAGGATGGAAAACTTGGATTTTAATGGGACGAGTAGCCTTACTCAACCCATAGAAGTTTCTCCTCCGTCGCTCGTCATCGAAGAAAAAAAAATTGAAGAACCTCAAATGATGGAATTTTCGAGCTCCGTAGCTGATCTCATGCCGACCCCCCAGGCTATGATGGGCCCTCCTCAAGATGTTTACACGAACCCGACAAATGGACGAGTTTCTGGAATTAGTCTGGGCGGCGAAACTGCTCCTCAGCAAAAGAAAAATCAAAATCCATTCAATCTCACGGATGAACAGTTCAACGCTCTTCTCGCAGGTATCATCGCCGTCGTGATTTATTCGACGACAGTTCAGGGTAAGCTCGCGGGCATCGTTCCAAATTTTGGCGGTATCAACGGATCCATAGCGAGCGTACTCGCCGCTGCAGTTCTCTACTACTTTGCCCATCGTTTCATCAAGAATCGCTAAGAATAGAGTCTTTTATGTGTTGACCGCAGTATTCCATATCTGATTCGGGAACGTAAATTCCGAGCTCAGAGGCAACTTCCCTGAGTCTCTTGAAATTCTTCCAAAATTGTTCGCTGTGGTCGTACTCTTCTACGGTTATGTGTGCGAGTTCATGGAGCAGAACGTACATCGCAGCGTTAATCTTTTTTCCATCGAGACAAATGTAAATCTCATACCCTTTGTTCACGTTGAATGCAATGTTTCCATCGCGAGCCTTTTCCTCCTTTGCAGTGAGGATCGCTCTGTTTTCTTTGAGAATATCAAATTCACCGTCGTTCGGAAGATTCTTCAAAAGGTATTCATACCGTCTCTTGAGTTCTGAAAAGAGTGGATCTTCTACATTCGTAAAAAGTATGAACGCAAGAACCGCCAAGAGAAGAATGATCACATGTGGTTTAATTTTCATGTCTTGATATTGTACCTGAAAACAAATTTTGCATACATGGAAAATGGTTCCCATACCTGAAGCTCGAGACCTAGTCTCTCGGCTTCACGTATGAATTCCTCCTTGTGAAGAATCGGTTCAGTGATGGGTCCATTTGCGTAGTAAGGCGTGTCTGGTATGAACACCCGTATGTGGTTTTCGTCAGTTCTTTCCACCTGAATGCCCTGTTCCTTTGCGTGTTCGAGTC